GGAAATGGATTAATATATAAGACTCTTAGAGGAGTGAGATCTGGTAGCCCATTTACCTCATTAATAAATTCAATAGCAAACTACATTGATATATGTGTGATATTATACAAAATGAATATACCAGATTGTAAAATATTAACATATGGCGATGATGCAGTCATAATGACAAATAATGATAAATTCAATGATAATGATTTTATTAGAATAGCAGAAAATGTTATCGGGAAAACTGTTAAAATTGAAAATATCAGTAATTATGATAATAACAATATTGAAGATACTTATAATGTTTTTAAGCTTTATAATGATGAAGCAATTTCAAATAATAGAAATGTTTCTTATTTTCCTAATAATGATTATATAAAAATATTAAAAATTATTGATAATAAGGACATTAAAAGTGATAAAAAAAAAATATTCTACTTGAGTTATATGCATCATATGAAACAATAGTGAATAATGGCAAACTTTATGATAATTTAAATAGAAATTCTGTTTTGCTTTCATCTGATCCATCGATTGTTAATAAAAAATTTTTAGATGAGAATCTTAATTATAATTTTAAATTTATATCAACATTAGCAGAAAATTTAACAAAACAAGAAAATATTCTGGCTTTAAAATTAAATGAAAATAATCCTTTAGAGAAAATTATATCAGATTCAAAGAATGAAGTAATAGTAAATTCATTAATAGGTGAAGAAAAGGTGGCAGATGTCGAGACTGGAGAGTTGATTCAGTCAAATAATAAAATTGAATTTTATAATAATTTATTAGTTAATGATCAATTGAACATTGTTAATTCATTTAGGGATTCAAAAATAAAAGATGATATTTTTAAAAATAAAAATAATGATACTAAAAAAGATATTATCAATAATCAAAAGAAGAATAGAGTAATAGAGGAAATTTTATTTAAAAATCAAGAAATTACAAAAATTAAAGACTCAAGAATAGATGAAATAAATGAAAGAATAAAATATCTTAATGAAAATTATAGAAAATTAACAGGCGATATAGAACAAAA